CTAATAAAGTTAATGTAGATAATGTGGAGGACTTACTACCTGAACAGACACATCACATGGGAGCTGGAACACTTTACTTATCTTACATGACAAGTAGATGGATTATGAAACAGTTAAAAAGAAATCCACATATAAAAACATACGAGGAGTTAAAAGAATTAAATGAAAACATTTGAGTTCAAAGTAATTGAAGATAATAAAGAAACATATGTTCAGATAGAAGCTACCTCAATGTATAATGCACTTGATGTTATCATACAGGAAGAAAACATTAGTCACATTTATAGTATTAAAGATATAAATGGCTACGAGAGATGGGATTTTACAGGTAATCTATTTGAACTTAGGAGGATGAGGAAGAAATTTGACTTTTATGATAGTGAATTTTATGAAGTGTTGAGAGGTAAAGATGAAAAAATCCATTAAGAAAAAAGTAGATAAAAGTATTCCAAAACATTTACGACATTTGAAAAAAGAAAAAATTAAATTATTAAAAGAATTATTTAGAGGGCGATACTGATGAGGAAAGCAAAACTAATACAATCCATTGACCATGTTAAAAAGAGTAGCTCACAGGGCATTGGAGGGCGTGGTAGGCGTATTAAAATAGCAATGTCTACTATGAATAAAAGTAAGAAAAGAAGCTACAAAAAATATAGAGGGCAAGGAAGATGAATATATTTTATTTTTATGACTGTCCAAAGAAATCAGCACAAGCACAACCTGATAAGATGTTAGTGAAGATGCCTTTGGAAACAGCACAGATGCTATGCACAGCACATAGAGAATTAGATGGAGATGATTATGCTGATGAAGTAGGACTATACAAGAGAGCCTATTGGAATCATCCATGCACGATATGGGCTAGAGCAGGAGTTATAAACTATGCATGGTTATACAAACATTTTCTAGCACTAGGAGAAGAATATAAATTTAGATATGGTAGAGAGCATGGTAGCATTACTAAATTAAAAGATGCTTTACAACCACATCCTGAAAACATAGACCCTAATCCTAAGATGACAACAGTAGCACAGGCTATGCCTGAGGAGTATAAAGATGATGACCCGATTGTTGCTTATCGTAATTATTGTATTAATGAAAAGCACTACGCTAAGTGGGAACGAGGTAGGAGCAAACCTACTTGGTGGAAAAAGGAGACAGTATGAAACACACAGCAATACTAAATAAAAAAGATTACAAAGATTTTACTGAGCAGATAGATAATCTATCTAGCAAGGGTTTTAATTTACCATATACTGTAGAATATTTACAGGATGATAAATTTAAAATAGAGGTCACTACTGATTATGACTTGGATGAACTTGACAAGATTAGTAGTGGCGATGTATAATACGCTTTGCGTAAACGCCAAACCGAAGGAGGGATTAATATGGCAATACAAGAAGGGATAGCCTATTGGGCTAGTGTAACTACACCAAATACTAAATATGAACCAGTATATACTGTAGATTTGGTTGTAGATGACAGCGTGGCAGATGATTTTATCTCACGAGGATTCAAAGTTAAAGAGATTGAATTGGGAGATGAGAAAGTTGGTCGTGCTATAACTATTAAACGAAAAGTGAATGGACCAAATGGTATGGTCAGAAATGCACCTAAGTTAGTAGATGAAAATAAATTACCGATTGATGTTTTAGTTGGTAATGGCTCACGAGTTAGAGTTCAGTATAACGAGTGGGAAACATCTAATAAATTTGGAGACTTCAAAGGTTTGGATTTCCAAGCAATGCAAGTAATTGACTTGGTAAGTTACAAGTCTGCTGATGGCGAAGAATTTGATTCGCTTGAAGGAGGAGAAGAATTTTGATTATTAATGTTCAAACGGAGGAGGGAACATTAAATTATGATGTTTCAAAAATAAAAGATGACAAGACTAGATTGAATGCTAAAGCAGTTATTGCTAAAGTAGGAACATTAGATGTCATCACAGAGGCTTTGTCCTTTGCAAGTGCAACTCATAGAGGTAGTCTTGAAACCCTCTTGAAGTCTGCTTCGGAAGCACTTGTTGAGAATGAAGATATGACTAACGAAGATTCTAACGAATCAGAGTAGACATAATATATCTCCTTAATAGTTTGCTAGTTCTATTCTAAAAACTAGCTTTTTTTTTGAGGGAAATATATGGAAAACAAATTTGTAAAGCATCGCTTACCATGTAAAGTATGTGACAGTAGTGATGCAGTATCAGTAAACAAAGATGGCTCAGCTAAATGTTTTAGTTGTAATCATTTTTATTCTAACTATGAGGGTAATGTAACATCAATGGAAGATTATAAAAAAGAAAATGTAAATGTGCATGGTGGCATATTTGCAAACCTAACAGACAGAGGCATAACAAAACAAACAGCAGAAAAGTTTGGAGTTAAAGTTGTGTATGATTCTGCTGGTCAGTTGGCACAACATTTATATCCTTTCTATATTAACAATGAACATTGTGCTACCAAGACTAGATATATAAAAGATAAAAGGTTTGCATTCAATGGCTCATTGTCTGGAACAGGATTGTTTGGACAAAATTTATTTAAAGAAGGTGGAAAGTATTTAACTATTGTTGAAGGGGAGTGCGATGCTATGGCAGCCTACGAACTTCTAGGAAGTAAGTGGGCTGTTGTTTCTATCAAAAGAGGAGCAGCATCAGCAGTCAAAGATGTAAAAGAAAGTTTAGAATATGTAGAAAGTTTTGACAATGTAGTTATATGTTTTGATAAAGATAAACAAGGACAAGAGGCAGCACAGAAAGTTGCTACTATTTTAAAACCGGGGAAAGCAAAGATTGTAACTTTACCTAATGGATATAAAGATGCAAATGATATGCTCAAACAATCTAAACATTCAGAGTTTACAAGAGCATGGTGGGATGCAAAAGTATATACTCCTAGTGGTATCATACAAGTATTAGACAAAAAGAAATCTTATTTAGATAGAGAAAAGAAAGAGAGCATTGCTTTTCCTTGGGAAGGTTTAAATAAAAAGTTATATGGATTGAGGCAAGGGGAACTCGTAACTCTTACTGGTGGCACAGGACTAGGTAAGTCTAGTGTTACCAGAGAGTTAGAGCATTGGCTCATCAATCAAACAGAAGATAATGTTGGTGTGATTGCATTAGAAGAAGACTGGAAGAGAACTGTAGATGGTATACTTTCTATTGAAGCTAATGCTAGATTGTATATAGACCAAGAACGAGATAAGTTTGATAAAGAAACTATCATGCAAATGTTTGATAAAGTATTCCAAGATGATAGAGTATTTATACATGCTCACTTTGGAACGAATGAGATTGATGACATCTTTGCTAAGTTAAGATATTTAATTGTTGGATGTGATTGTAAGTGGGTTGTTGTTGACCATTTACATATGTTGGTTAGTGCTGTGCATGAAGGAGATGAGAGAAGAGCTATTGATTCTATTATGACTAGACTTCGTAGTTTAGTTGAAGAAACAGGAGCAGGTCTTATACTTGTATCTCACTTGAGAAGAGTGGATGGAAATAAAGGACATGAGAATGGTATTGAAGTATCTCTCTCTCATCTTCGTGGCTCAAATAGTATTGGTCAATTATCTGATTGTGTGATAGCATTAGAAAGAAACCAACAGTCAGATGATGAGCTTGAAGCAAGGACAACAAAACTTCGTGTATTAAAATCAAGATACACAGGGGATGTTGGTATGGCTACTGCTCTTGTATATGATAAAGAGACAGGAAGATTATCAGAAGAAGATTTAGAATTTTCAAAAGAGGTAGAAGATGAAGTTAGTTTTTGACATTGAAACAGATGGTCTGTATCAGGATGCAACACAGATATGGTGTATGGTTGCTATAGATGAGAATAATAAAGTTTATACTTATAATCCAGACCAGATAGATGAAGGGATAAAACTATTAGAACAAGCAGATAAAATCATAGGACACAATATAATAGGATTTGATTTACCTGTAATTAAAAAGTTAAAAGGTATTGACCTAACAAAGCATAAAGGAATTGTTGATACTTTAGTAATATCAAGACTACTTAATCCAGTAAGAGATGGTGGTCATAGTTTAGAAAAGTGGGGTTGGAAGTTAGGTAGTGCTAAACAAGATAAGCCTGACTTTACAAGTTATAGTGAAGACATGATGAAGTATTGTATTCAAGATACTAAACTAAACAAACTTGTCTATCACAAACTACAACAAGATGCAGTAGGTTTTTCAAAACAATCTATAGAATTGGAACACGAAACATCTAGAATATTACAAGAACAATTTGAAACAGGATTTCTATTTGATGAAAAAGAAGCTATGCTTTTATTAAGTTCTTTGAATAAAAGAAAGTCGGAGATAGAGAAAGAAGTTCATTCAACATTTAAACCTAAGTGGGTTGATGTTAAAAGAGTTACACCTAAACTTAAAAAGGATGGCACTCTATCAAAGTCAGGACTCACTAACATTGAGTATGAAGAAAGAGTAAAGACAAATGACACTACCTCTTTCATGAGAAAAGAATTAAAAGAATTTAATCTAGGCTCTCGACAACAGATAGGTCAATACTTAAAAGACTTTGGATGGAAGCCTAGAAGGTTTACTCCTACTGGTCAGCCTATTGTAGATGAAGGAACATTAAAAAAGATAACACATATACATGAAGCTAAACTTATAGCAGAGTATCTGTTAATTCAAAAGAGAGCAGCACAAGTAGAATCTTGGGTTGATGCTTGTCAAGATGATAACAGAGTTCATGGTAGTGTAATTTCTACTGGTGCTATTACTGGTAGAATGACACATAGAAATCCTAACATGGCACAAGTTCCTAGTATTCATTCTGAGTATGGAAAAGAATGTAGAAGTTGTTGGACTGTGCCAGAAGGATATAAACTTGTAGGTATAGATGCAAGTCAATTAGAACTAAGATTGTTAGCACACTATATGGCTAACGAGGAATACATAAATGAAATTATCAATGGAGACATTCACACAGCTAACCAAAGACTTGCTGGACTTAAATCAAGAGATGAGGCGAAGACTTTCATCTATGCACTCATATACGGTGCCGGAGATGAAAAGATTGGAAGAATCATTGGAGGAAACAAGTCAGCAGGTAGAACATTGCGAGAACGCTTTCTTAGTAGTAACACAGCATTTAGAAATCTTAAAACTAGAGTTGACAGAGCTGCTCAAAAAAAATACTTGAATGGATTAGATGGTAGAAAAATTATTCTAAGACATCAACATGCAGCCTTGAATACTTTATTACAAGGTGGTGGTGCAATAGCTATGAAGAAAGCTATGTGTATACTACAGGAATTAATTAATCTAAATACATTAGATGCTAAGTTTGTTGCTAACATTCATGATGAATGGCAGATACAAGTAAAAGAATCACAAGCAGATTATCTTGGAAGATTAGGTGTTGAGTGTATTGAAAAGGCTGGGCAACATTTTAAAATGAGATGTCCATTAACAGGCGAATATAAAATAGGAGGTAACTGGAGTGAAACCCACTAAGAAAGATAGAAAGAAGTTTGATATTGATTTACAATATGGAACTATAAGAGAAGAAAAGATAGCGAACATGCTTACTGATAAGAAGATAGAAGTAAAATCTGAAAGAGGTATGTGGATGAAGACAGGTAATATATGTATTGAATATGAATCATATGGTAAACCTTCTGGTATCGCTGCTACAGAAGCAGACTATTGGTTTCATAATCTTTGTATTGATGATAATATATTTTGCACACTTGTATTTGAAGTTCCAAAACTAAAACAACTTATAGACAAGTTAGATTTTAAGAAGTCTGTATGTGGTGGAGACCACAAAGCAAGTAAGATGTATCTAGTAAATATAAATAAATTATTTACATCTGATGTATTTAAAACATTTAAGGACCTAAAAGATGACTAAGACTATTGACAAATCTAAATTAGATAACTATAATAAATTTACATCCGAATCAGGTCATTGGTATGACCAGAACGGAGACCCTGCATATACTCTAATTGGTGCTAATGGTAAAGAAAGAAATACCACACTAAGGGATGCTAAAACTTATGGACTTGTTCCATCTGTTACTACCATCATTGGTATGATAGCAAAGCCCGGACTTGAGAACTGGAAGATTACTCAAGCTATCAAAGCAGCCACCACATTAGAAGCAAATGAACTAGAAGACATGGATTCTTTTGTTTACAGATGTAAGCAAGAGGCTAGACAAGTTGGCTTAAAAGCTGCTAAAGAAGGCACCAAGATTCATGCTCAAATAGAAAGAGGTTTTGAGGGTAAAAGAAAATATAAACCTTACAAGATAATAAAACAATGGCTGGATAAAACTTATCCATTACTTAATAACTGGACAGCAGAGGGGTCTTTCTGTGCACCTCAAGGATATGGTGGCAAGATAGATTTATATTGTGACAATGTCTTTGTAGACTTTAAGACCAAAGATAACTTAAAAAACAAAGACCCTTCTCGTTTAGTATATGATGAGCATGGTATGCAGTTGTCTGCGTACGCACAAGGTATGGGTGTAGATAATCCAGAAAGAGTTTCTATCTTTGTAGATAGAGCTGATACAAGTATTGTTTTATTTCACATATGGGATAAAGAGTCTCATGATAAACACAAAGAAATGTTTAATAGTATTTTAAAATACTGGCAATTAGTTAAAAATTATGAATGGGAGAACGAATGAAAAATTGTATGTTGTTTCAAGATTGGTTTACAAAAGAAGATTGTAACCATATAGTAAATGAATGTGAAAAGTTATTAGATATAAGAGATGCCACAACAGGAGAAGGCGATGCACAAAAAGTTACAAAACATAGAAAGGGTAATGTTGCTTTTATAACTACAGCAAACCCAGACCATATGCCTCTTTGGAATTTTATTGCTCCTAGATTTTGGAACTCTATCAATGCAGCTAACAGATTGTCTTATGACTTTGATGTAAAGTATTTAGATTCAATTCAGTATACTGTTTACAATGGAGATGAAAATGAAGGAGATTTTTATAACTGGCATATAGATACATTTCTAGATACAGATAATGCTTTTCATAGAAAGTTAAGTTTGACACTACAACTTTCAGAGTCTGATGATTATACAGGTGGAGACTTTGAATTTATGCATAGCTCAGCTCCTGATAATATTAGAAAGCTAGGTAATATATTAGTGTTCCCTTCTTTCTCTACACATAGAGTTACACCTGTAACCTCTGGCACTAGAAGAAGTTTGGTTGCATGGTTTGAAGGGAGTAAATTTAAATGACAAAGTTTAGCGAGACTAAGATACTAGAAGAGATAGATGATTACATACATGAAACATACAAGAAACATTATGGAGATGGTAAGTATCAAGCAACAGATATGATTATAGATTCAGGACATGGAGAAGGTTTTTGTATTGGTAACATTATGAAGTATGCTATGAGATATGGTAAGAAAGATAACAAAAGATTAGAGCTACTTAAGATTATACATTATGCTATAATAGCTCTACACATAGAGGAGTATAATGATTGAAGATAAAATTGGAAAGAAGTCTTACTTAGGTATAATCATAGATTATGACAGAGAAAAAGATTTTGATAAGTTTAGTATAGACACACTCAAAGATAGATATTTTTGGGATAATGAAACACATGCACAAGAAGCTCTAGCCAGAGCATCAGTATTCGGTGCAACATTTAAAGGAGAAACAGATTATGAAATGGCTCAAAGACTTTATGAATACAGTTCCAATAGGTGGTTCATGTTTAGCACTCCTATCCTTAGTAACGGGGGGACAACTCGTGGCTTACCTATTAGCTGCTTTCTCAATTATGTACCTGACAGCAGGGGTGGTTTATCTAATCACTATGATGAGAACATATGGTTGGCAAGTTCAGGTGGAGGCATCGGTGGATATTGGGGGGATGTTAGGAGCAATGGTATTTCT